AACCTTAATTCGGTAACCAGTGATAAGAGATGATCATATCGTTCCAAAAAAGTCATGAAAATTTATATCGACCGTTTTCCTTTTTGAGAATTGTTTTGAATGGAAATTTTTCAGGAGGCACTTGGCGAATCATGTGTATTAATGATGCAGAAGAAGTGAATATTACAAACCGATCTTCTCCTTTCAATATTTGCACATGTAGGCATTTTTCACCCTCAAATGCCTTTGAATCCTCAATTTTGAATCGCTCCACCGTAATTTCTTTGTCCAATATTCTTTCGGCCTTTATCTTGTCTCCTACTAGTCCTAATTCAGGTTCTTTTATTCCGAAGTCTTTGAAATCGTTCATCAGTTAGTTTTTTTTAATAAGTTGTTGCTGTTACAGTGTTTTGCCCATCCATAATAGGCCACGAATGATTTTTGGTTTCGCCGGTAAGACATCATTCTTGCGAATCGTTGTTTTATACTTTTTCTCATCAACACATGGGTGTGATAAATCCGGTAACCCACATAATCAATTCCCCTGGCCGATATTGGAAATACCTGATAATTGTTTTTAACTTCCAGTTTCAAATTGTCCTTCAGATAAGTTTTGATATCCAAAAGTACCTGATGTAAAAACTGCTTATTATCTGATAGCAAAACAAAATCATCTGCATACCTAAAATAGTATTTCACCCCTTTAACCTCTTTCAGCCAATGATCAAACCCTGTGAGGTAGTAGTTGGCGAAATATTGGCTTAGATAGTTACCTATTGGGATACCTGGCGCACTGTCAATGATCCCATCCAGTAGCCACATCAAATCATTGTCCTTTATCTTTCGCCTCAGTAGCAATTTGAGAGTGCTGTGATCGATGTTTGGATAAAATTTCTTTATATCCAGTTTCAGACAATACTTAGTACCGGCAACATCTTTGAGGGCACTCCGAACAGATTTAAGGGCAGCATGAATTCCTTTACCCTTAATGCAGCTATATGTATCTGCTGTGAATGTTGGAGTTAATATGCCCTCCAAATAGTTCATTATAGCGTGGTGCGTAATACGATCCGGGAAGTAGGGAAGCCTATAAACCTCCCTCTCCTTCGGTTCGTATATTTTGAATGTTGAATAATCGGATGTTTTATATGTCTTGTTTATCAACATTTCATGTAATACCCGAAAATTTTCATCCCGCTTATTATCAAAGAGCATTACGCCATACTGATTACCTTTCCCTTTTCTTGCCCTGCGATCAGCTTCAATTAAATTCTCAATACTTGCTATTTTTTCAAACAAATTGCCGTGTCGTTTCATTTCCTTTGCTGGTCCGGATCATGTTCCCTTTCGGTACCAATGCTCCTTTTTAAAAAGTCTTTTTTTGCCGTGTTGGCAAGGTCTGCGCCATCTAAAATTCTTATAACAATGCTGGGAGCTGACGTTCGTATTCGTATTCGAGTTATCGTAATTCGAGTTCGAGAAACCTGAACCCGCAGCCCTGACAGCGCACCACCCTAAATAGTTACATCAACAGGTAATCCTGGTACAGCTGCTTTATTTCAGGCTGATCAATTGCAAAGAGTACCATTTCACTAGTTTTGAAGCAAAGCCGGGAGCCGACGCACGTACCCGTACACGAGTCAGCGCAATCCGAGCACGAGAAACCCGAACCCGCAGCCTTACGCATATCAAACCACGGATAGTACTTGTACTCGCTACTATTATCCCAATTGGGTTTCCATCCTTCATTTAAGGCTTTAACAATGAGCTGTACCTTTGCGAAGGCATTGATACCGGCCTGCTCATCATTTTGTGGACCGGGATAAGGGAACGCCTTTAAAGGATCAATCGACAGCTCTTCGCATACATCGGCAAATGTTTTCAATCGATCCGTTACTTTGCTCTTGTCCTCAATAATCCTTCTTAATTTGGCAGCCTCTTTTTCAATTACTGCCAATTGTTCAATCGCGTTTGCTTTGTTCATTGGTGGTGATTTTTGAATTATTGTTTTTGGTGTCTTGACTTTTTATGCTCTCCGTTATTCCAGTCCGGATGAGATTCTATGTACTGATTACAAGGGATACAGCTTGCTTCCCAGGTATCTTGATTCAGAATCTCATCTCTACCTCTACCTCTTGTATGGTTAACGCAGGTGGCTATCTTGCTACAAACGGGTGATTTTATATTACAGAATGGCCTCGTTTTTAGAAAGCGAGGGTATTTATTTTTCAATTCAGCTTTTATATCCTTCATCTTATCGCTCTCTTTAGCCAGATATTTTGGCTGCTCGACCGGTTTAGTATTGCCCATTAACCGATTGTGATCGTAACAGTATATACCTTTGGTGGCCTCTCTCTTGCACCCTGGGAAATCGCAGTTACTCATAACTATGCTTATTGTTTAGCTGGTTTGTAAAATGCCTGAATTGATTTCATTATCGTACTCAGCAATTAATACTGATCTATTCGAAAGGGCATCAATCATTTTTAGCTTTTCGTCGCCGGCTTTTTGAAGGCGAGTTTTAAACTCTTTAACCCAATCCTGATCTGGACCGAATGAAATAATTTTGATTTGTAAAGGAAGAGGCATACGAGGATCGTAGCTTACCGCATAAAATTGTTTCCATCCACGAATAAGCATGTTTGCCTGACCTTGACAATAGTATTCCCAACGCTTATCTTTATATTCATCTATTGAATTAATAAGCAAGTTTTCCAAGTGTACATCGGAATTAAAAGGACATTTAAAGTCCGCTCCTTCCGTTTCGTTTTCCCAATCCGGAGAACCTCCACCATGTTCGCCATAAGGAAAAAACTTTGGCTCAGCAATTCCATAGTAACTGCCCTTAACTCCTAATTTCTCTTCAAAAATCCTACAAGCATCTGGTTCGTTTGCTTTACCCCATTCAGCCTGTTTAAAATCAATTGAATCTTTTACTTCACAAGTAATTATTTCGGCAGCTTTTTGACGTATATATGTCATGGCACCTTGTCCGAAATAATCATCCTTTTTTTTACCGGATACAAATAACCTATGAATTTCTGAGGCCGTGAATCTTCCGAGCCGATCCATTAACCAATCGTTGTTTGAAAAATATCCTTCCATTATTTCAAATTTTTTCGAGTGAAGAATTGGAAGTTTTTTATGAACTGTATATTATTGACCAGTTCAGGAAAAGTATCTTTAATAGTATCAAAATCTTCTTTGGTGTTTGCTTTTTCAAGTAAACCCAAAGCCTCTTTCAATCCATCAACAGGCGTTTCAATTATATCTTGCACCTCTTCCATAGTTTGCATACCCATCATTATCTCGGGAGCGTAAAGGCGTCCAAAAAAAGCAGCTGATCGGTACCTTAACATTAACTCAGGCATCGTTTGCCATTTACTACCGTTTTTTGTGAACCAACCCTCTTTTTTTGCCATGTCTATAGTAACCTTGGGTCCTTCCAGTCTATCGTTAGTAGCAAGATCAAAAGCCCACGCAGAGCATCCATATTGATCACCATCACCGGATAATTCAAATCTGATAGGTGAAAATCTTTTACATGAATTAAGGGCAGCGATAATAAACGTACTTGACCAGGATGGCTTACCGTGTACGATATAAAGATTTTGCATTACCATTAAAGGAGACGCTCCTACACGGTTAGCCATTTCCAGCGCAATCATTGTGTTTTGAATATTCCCTTGATACTCTTTAGGAATAAGATTTGAGGTAGATAGCATTTTTGCAACACGTTGACCATGTTCGAAACCGACTGAATCAGAAAAAACAGACAATTCTATTTTTTCCGGTAATTGTTGACTTTCCATAATTTTGAGTTTGAGTTTGATTTTTTTTAACCTACCCGGTGCAAACGGGTAGGTTTTTTTTACTTAGCAAGTCCGCGAACGAGTGCTGCTACGCTCGTTTTGGCTTTCTTGGCCTTGGCAGTAATTTTTTTGTGTTGTGCCAGTGTTACTGCTACTGTGATTTTTTTCATTTTGCTTTTGTTTTTGTTTTGATTTAAGAATCATTATTGCTTCCTTCAAAGCGAGTTTGGATACTCTCATAAAATATCATTTGTTGCGCGGGATGGATTCGAACCACCGACCTCCGGGTTATGGGCCCGGCGAGCTACCGCTGCTCTACCGCACGTAGTTCTAAAGCAGAAAATCTTTGTACATTTTCGCTCCGTATTTAGCTGCATGCAAGGCCTGTTCGGAGGTTTCACAGCAAAGCCGGGAGCCGACGCCCGTACACGTACCCGAGCGATCGTAACGCGAGAGCGAGAAACCCGAACCCGCAGCATTTACCCAAAAGAATGGGTAGTATTTCCAGCTTCCATCATTCCAATTAGGTTTCCATTCACCATTGATCGCCTTAATAAATATTTTCAATTGCTTGTAAGCGATCTCATCCTTAGTATCGCCGCTTTTTGTCCACTTGGCGATTAATTTCTTTGCATCCAAACCGAGTTCCTTACAGGCTGCTGCAAACGTTTTGATCTTTTTGTAGTTAGCATTCATATATTCTGTTTTGATTTTTTAAAGTTCCCCGGCTAAGAATAGCCAGGGGTTGATTGCTTGCCATATGAAAAAGAGTTATACTCTTGGAAAAGTCTTATCATCGCCTTTATAAGAACAATACAGACAGATGAGATATACTATGAGCATGATATAAACCAACATATCAATTTGATTTAGCGTAAAATGATTCTGAAATCTGTACCACATTGCTACTCTGTTCTTCTTTGAACACGATCGGAGAAGTGATCTCCTTCAAAATCTGATAGTACTTTACTTGTAATTGGCAGGCGTTACCTGTAGCAGTGTCGCCCAAGTCCTGATAAAATTCCCGCTGATCAACAGCACACACTTCAAGCATTTCAGAACATACCTTAATTTGTGCTTGTTGCCTGGTAAGTTCTTTCAGAATGGCTGCTGCCTTATTGTGTAGCAACATTTGATTGACTGTAAAATCTTTCATATAGCTTAGTTTTTAATCTTCAACCATGTGAGCCGTTTCCATTTCCTCTTCACAGTAAATCGAATCAAAACGGCCCTGCAGATAATCACTCCAATACTGTTTCAAAAAAGCATCGTTTAACGGGGGCATTTCACTACCCATGGAACATTCATGTACTCCATCAGTCAATCGGTACTCAACCCCCACCGGCCATCCGTAGTTATGCCGCTTTACTGTAAGCCCGTTTTTTTGATATATGATTGTCATTAATTAGCTTTTATGATGAACATTGCAGGTATGCTTTCCAATAAATAGCCCTTCTTTCGATCAAACTGAACCAGGTTGTTATCTCTGGCCCAACGAAGTTTTTCTCTACCCTTCCATCCTGTCACCTCAGATACTACTGCCACCCCTACCCATGTTTCCTTTTTAAGTGCCGGAAGTGCCTGCCGAAGCAATGACTTCACTTCTTTAATCTCCCTCTTCAATTCGGCTATTTCAGTCATTTTTTACGTTTTGAGAATGCATAAACAGCAAACACAATGGCTATTACAAACCCAACACCTACACCCGTAGAAAAGCCTGTCCAGAATAATATTTTCTGAGTTGCGTCCATTTATTAGGCTTTTGCGGATTCTTGTTCAAAAATTTCCTTATCCTTTAATTTCAGCTCATCTTTAATTACTTGTACAGCTGCATATTTAGTAAGGCTGCCACTTTTGCGCTCAATAGCTCTTTGTACGCCAGCCTCGCCAATATTTAAGGCCAAGGCTATTTTTAATCTTAAACCTGTGTTTTCCCGCAGTTCCTTCCATATTTCTTCTTTGTATGTCATTTTATTATTAGATTTGTTTTACTATTTGTTACAACAATACTACAACGTTATGTTGTATTTACAAAATTTTTTACAACTTTTTTTATTAACAATACAAGTTTTTGTTGTGGATATCGTAAAAAAGCTAATAGGGATAAGGGGGACGCTTAATAGATCACAAGGTGAAATGGCTGATTTAATAGGTGTTTCACAGCAAGTATATAGCAATATTGAGAATGGAAGGACAAAAAATATATCTCCAAAAGTTCTTAATTGGCTACAACAAAATGGATATTTACAACAAAATGAAGCTGCTCAAGTTCCTTTTGAGGATTTTATGGAAGCAAAATATTTACCTGCTTATGCACAGGCAGGATATCTTTCGGCTTATTTAGACAAGGAAGATGATGCTGATAATGAATTGGATACTATATTGGTTCCTCGTGAATTTGAAAAAGGAAATTATCTTGTTATAGAAGTCTCGGGTGATAGTATGGACGATGATAGTAAAAGGGCTATATGTGCTGGGGATAAGCTATTAATTAAAGAGCTCGATGCCGATTTGTGGCAATCTCATAAAATTCATTATAGAAATACTGTTTTTGTTTTAATGACCAAATCAGATGGGGTTGTTGTTAAGCAAATAATAAAGCACGATTTAGAAGAAGGGATTTTCATTTGTCATTCTTGGAATCCAATGTTTAAAGATTTCCCCATCCATGTTGCAGATGTATTTAGGCTTTTTTATGTAAAAAAAATTGTAGAAAGGAGAATTTGAATTTATACAAATTTGGTACTTATAAAACCTTTAATATGAAACAAATATTTTTATTTTTATTAATCGTTTATTTACTTGCATCGTGTCAAAAAGGAGCTAACACACCAACAAACAACCCAATTACAAATTTCTTAAATTATCCGGGCTACTTAAATATAAAAACGGTAACCCCATCTTGGATCACTTACAATGGGAGAAAATGTTTTCAGGCTTCTGTAACATTAGATACAGTCGTTACCTCTCATGTTATTTCGAATGGAATATCGTCAATCGGAATAGATTCAATTATGCTTTATAATGGCAACCCAGGTAGCACAAACCGGGTTTATACCTACAAACTAACAAATACAGGAACTTTTCTTTTTACGGATACTATTACTAATAACACATCTGGGATATACTGTTTGGGATTTTACGATATTGTAAAAGTGCTTCGTTATTCGCAACCTGTGACTTTAAAATAATTTTATGAAAAAGTTATTAATAGTTTTTGGTATTCTTTTATTAATCAATTGTCAAACGTTTTCTCAAAATTGGATTAAGCAAACAGATCCTTTTACTAAAAAAATAACTTGGGAAACGCAATGGTTTAAAATAAAAATAAAAACAAACGGCTTTTTTGATACAGATTTTTTATTTTCAAAACTTATAAGAAATGAACAAGATACTATAATAGGATTTTCTTTTAAAACAAGCATTCGATATGAGGCAATAGCTGATGAAAAATCATCGGCAATTTTTTTATTTGATAATGATTCTACAAAAACAATATATAGTGAATATGGAAAAAGTGAACTTATCCAACCTTATGGTAGTGAATCATACTATAATGCTGTAATATGGTTTAAAATGCACGATTTTTTGAATAATCCATTAAAGGGAATACGGTTTAATCTTTACAAAAGCTATAAAGATTATACTTTAAAAGAAGAAGGATCTGCATCTTTTTTATATTTTCTTAATAAAGCTACTCTCAAATAGGCTTTTAAATTTTAGAAAACATCGTAAGTCATTAAAAATTAATTGACCACTTTATAAATTTTTCCATGCTTTTGTTACCTCTAAGTTTATTTTTCTCTGAGTAACTTTATAATAATTATCAACTGCCGTTTTAATTGTAATTCCCATAAGTTCTGCAGTTACTTCCACTGATAACCCTCTGTTTGCGCATAATTCAATTGCAAAGGTATGTCTACCGGTGTGTGAGGTGATATGCTTATTTATCCCTAGGCCTTTAGCTATCACCTTTAATTTCTCATTAATTGTAGGTTCTTCGATAGTAAGTGCCACTTTCTTCATGCGTTCAATATTGCGCTTTAAAATGCCATTTACGGGCATTGTCACCCATTCCCCGTTTTTCTTGGCTCGGAGGAGTACTTTTCCATCTTTGATATGTTCTTTTATTGAGAACCCGGGCCAGTCCGATATTCGTAAACCGGTAGATGCCCCCAACAGAAAATAAATGGCTGTCTGCCGCAATACTGGATCTGTTTGTTGATCGGCGTACTCTTCCCATTTGCTGATTTCACTTAGAACCAGGTAATCTTTTATCGGGGCCTTATAAATTGGGTTTTCGTATTTATCGAAAGGGTATTCGGTGATTAAGCCTTTCTTAATGGCTGCATTAAATATCAGCTTCAGAGTTTTGAAAAGTGCGTGTACGTAGTTATTAGCCAACTTTTTTTTATCGGGGTCAGCCTTTCGCAGAAATGCTTCATACCGGCCCAGCCATTCAGGTGTAATATCTTCAAAGTTCAAATTTTGTGATCCGTGGAATTGTTCGAGTTTTAATAAATGCTTCCGATA